CCCAGTTCTATTGCAAAGAAAACCGCGAGGCACCGATAATGGCTGAGAAATGGATACAAAGCGCGATCAAGAAGCCCGGAGCATTACGGGCGCAATTGGGCGTTAAAAAAGGCGAAAAGATCCCCGCTGGCAAGCTGGCTGCTGCGGCTAAAAAGCCCGGTAAGTTGGGACAACGTGCCCGTCTGGCTCAAACACTGAAGAAAATGAAATGACAACTTCCGGCGCCGCAACATTTAATCTTGAACTCAAAGACATCGTCGAAGAGGCTTTCGAGCGTTGTGGCGCAGAACTGCGCACGGGCTATGACTTAAAAACGGCCCGTCGTTCAATGAACCTGTTGTTTGCGGATTGGGCCAACCGAGGCATCAACCTGTGGACGATTGAGCAGGGGCAGATCACGCTAGTGCAGGGGCAGGCCACTTATAACCTCCCGGTGGATACGGTCGATCTTTTAGAGCACGTCATCCGTACGCAGGCAGGCAGCGTCCCCAATCAAGCAGACCTGACCATTACGCGTATTAGTGTTTCTACCTATGCCACGATCCCAAACAAGCTGGCGCAGGGCAGACCCATTCAGGTGTGGATCAACCGGCAAAGCGGGGCTACAACCCCCACGGGCGTGAACGCACCAACAATCAACGTATGGCCCACCCCAGACAATGCCCAGACCTACACGTTCGTGTACTGGCGCATGCGCCGTATTCAGGACGCTGGTGAGGGTGGTACTAAAACTCAGGACATTCCGTTCAGGTTTCTCCCCTGCTTGGTGGCAGGGCTGTCGTACTACTTGTCGCTCAAAATCCCTGATGCTCTCCCCCGCCTGCCTGAGTTAAAAGCGCAGTATGACGAGGCGTGGGAGTTGGCGGCGGGTGAAGACCGCGAGAAGGCAGCAGACCGGCTTGTGCCCCGGCAGATGTACATAACTTGATATGGGCAACAGGTTCGCTTCTGGTCGAATTGCCATCGCGTCTTGCGATAGGTGTGGCTTTCAGTTCCAGTTAAAGCAGCTAAAAACGCTGGTCATCAAGACCAAAAACGTGAATTTGCTGGTCTGCCCCGAATGTTGGGAACCAGATCAGCCGCAGTTGCAGTTGGGTATGTACCCGGTTGATGACCCACAGGCTTTGAGAAACCCGAGGCCAGATACGACGTACATCACTGCGGGTACGACAGGGTTACAAATTGACCCCGGAAGTGGCCCATTGGGTAGCGGAGACCCCTCTGGCGGTAGTAGAATCATTCAATGGGGATGGGCACCGGTGGGTGGTAGCAGGCTTAATGACGACGGACTTACCCCCAATAATTTAGCGCTGGGCATATCGCTTGGCACTGTGACTGTAGCAGTAATTTAAGGAGTTAAACATGAGCGCCCCAGACAAATGCAATTTTTTCCCAGCCGAGACGAAAGATCCAATTGGCAAATACAAGCAGCCTGAGACCTACACAGGTGACACAGGCAACAACGGCTATCCGAACAACATCGCCAACACCCAGACCGTCAAAGTCCGTGGGTGCGGTGCTGCAACAAAAGGTTGCGGCGCTTCTACAAAGATGGGGTAAGTCGTGACGTACAACGAACTGTTTGAGACGATCAAAGGGTACACGGAGAATGACTTCCCAAATACCCAGTATGGCGACCCTACAGCCGCCAGCGTTAACTTTACGTCTAAAGAACAGCTTGATACGTTCATCAAACAGGCCGAGCAGCGGATCTACAACTCGGTTCAGTTCCCGTCCATCCGTAAGAATGTGACTGGATCGACGACATCCGGCAATAAGTACTTATCCAGCCCCGGTGACTTTCTTGCCGTCTACTCGATGGCGGTGATTGACGGTGATGGCAACTACGAGTATCTGCTCAACAAGGATGTGAACTTCATCCGGGCGGCATATCCGAACCCAAGTTCAACCGGACTGCCTCAATACTACGCGTTGTTTGGGCCGACAACCACGAACGACAACCCCCCGGCGGTGACAAATGAGTTATCTTTTATTCTCGGACCCACACCGGATGCCATCTACAGCGTTGAGCTTCATTATTACTATTATCCCGAGTCTATTGTTACTGCTGGGACTTCTTGGCTTGGTGATAACTTTGACTCCGTACTACTGTATGCGTCGCTACTTGAAGCTTATACGTACATGAAGGGTGAGGCCGACGTCATCGCCAACTACGAGAAGCGGTACAACGAGGCACTAATGCTGGCGAAGCGGCTTGGCGATGGTATGGAGCGCAGCGATGCCTACAGGTCTGGTCAGTTCCGTATGCCAAACCTCCCACAAAACAGCGGGGTGCGATAAGTGGCTTTCACGGGTAACTACACCTGCAACGTGTTTAAAAGCGGCTTGCTGGACGGGAACTTTGACTTCTCCGGCAATACGTTTCGGCTTGCGCTTTACACCAACTTAGCCACGTTGGATGCTTCTACAACCGCTTACACGGTAACAGGCGAGGCTTCAGGCGGTAACTATGTGGCAGGTGGGCAGGTGTTAACTCCAACGGTTTCCATATCCAGTGGGGTAGCCTTTGTGACCTTTAATAACGTATCATGGACTGGTGTTATTACTGCTCGGGGTGCTTTGATTTACAAGGCTGGGGACAACGGAGCAGTCTGTGTTTTAGATTTTGGATCTGATAAGACTTCAGTAACATCTTTTCAGGTTCAATTCCCAGCCGCAACAAGTACATCGGCAATTATTCGACTTTCGTAAAGGAGTTAAAAATGTTTAACGAAAAAGCATCATCTAGCGATGCCATTGGCTCGCAACTTGTTTTGGGCGGCGCAACTGAAAACGCTGCTCGTGGTGGCGGCGTTTTCCACTTCAAGTGCTACGACAAAGATGGCAACCTGAAATGGGAAGATAAAGCACCAAATAAAGTTGTTAACGTCGGCCTTAAAGACATGAACGACAAGTACTTCAGTGGTTCTGGTTACACTGCCACTTGGTTTCTTGGTCTGGTCAATAACAGTCCGTCACCTACTTATGCGGCGGGTGACACAATGTCGTCTCATGCTGGTTGGGTTGAGTCCGCAGCTTACACTCAAGCTACACGCCCAGCAGTAACTTTTGGCGCGGCTACAACGGCAGATCCGTCGGTGATTGATAACTCTGGTGCGGTTGACGTCTTTACCATGAACGCATCGGTGACGATTGCTGGAGCTTTTTTGACCAGCAACAGCACTAAAAGCGGAACAACTGGGACTTTGTTTTCCGTATCAACCTTCCAATCCCCCGGCGCTCGTACAGTCGTATCAGGTGATACGCTGAATGTGACTTACGAATTTAGTCTTGACGCTGCTTAAGGAGAAATAAATGGCTACCAAATTTGCTAAAGATCAGACTGTCAAGGTCAATGCGGTTTTACCTCAAGGCCCAGTGCAAAAGCTGCGGATGACCGAAGATGGTGAATTTTTCTACCTGATTCAGTGGGAGGACGCCAATGGCGATGTTCAAAGCCGTTGGTTTAAGGAAGAAGACCTAGAAGCAGTTTAATGTGTTCGGTTATGCAACCTTCTCTGAGGTACCGTTTGCCACCCTCCCGCAGGGTGGGGTTGTTTATTTTGTAACCGTCTCTGAATCTGCTACTGCTAGTGATGTTGTACGGGCGCTAGCAGATTTTTCTTCTCAAATATCGGAGTCTGCAACAGGCTCCGATTCCATTTCTGCAACGGCTATTTTTGTCGTTGTTATCCAAGAGTCCGCAACTGGGAGCGATGAGGTTTCTGCTGGGGCTTCTTTGGGTGGTCAGATTGACGAGTCCGCTACAGGGTCTGAAGAGTTTAGTAGCCTTGTGGATTTTGATTGCGTTATCCAAGAAACTGGACTTAATAGCAACCTTTCGCTCACTAGCACTTTTAAAGTAGGGTCGTTAAGTGCAGACTTTATAACGAGAACCCAAAATGCTGTGTTTGCTGGGTATGTACAGTTACCATCGTCGTTCACAAAAACTGAATGCCTATTTGAGCATGGCGGTACCGGGACTGGTACATGGCTTGGCGTGTCTAAAATTGATAGCGTTTATTACTTGCGGTTTAGATCAGGTAACGGCAACGCGGCTGTACAAACAAGCAACACAAACGCCGCTGTTCAAAATGTAGCCCTCAGTTCTATTCCTGAATTCGATGGTGGCGTACATTTCTTGGTCTGGGATATTCGGATCAACCCAGGCAGAATCCGGCTGTGGATAGATTCTGTTCTCTATATTGATGAAAGCACCACTGCTGGTGGGGCCCTATTAAATAACTTTTGGTCTGGTGGCGACATTGGTGGTTGGGGCGCCGGATATTCAAGTATTGCTGGCGATGTTACGAACACCGGAACAACGCAGTATCAGTCTGCGGCGGCTTTTTCTGGAACATTACACTCAGATTTGTTTGCGTATCAGAACCAATTAGTTGTAAGTAATGGTGGGGCTACTGGCTCAGATGAAGTTAGTGCTACAGCGGACTTTACTTCTCAAGTTGATGAATCTGCCACAGGTACGGATGAAGTTAGTGCTACAGCGGACTTTGCCTCCCAGATTGATGAGTCCGCTACTGGGTCTGACGAGGTTAATGCAAGCACTGATTTTGTATCTCAGATTGATGAGTCGGCGACTGGTACGGATGAGGTGTCATCAGGGGTTTCTTTAGGTAGTCAAATTGACGAGTCTGTCACTGGGTTGGATGAAGTTTCCGGGGCATTTGACTTTGGTGTAGCAATTGATGAGTCTGCCACGGCTTCTGACGAAGTATCTAGTGCGGTTGACTTCGCTGCTCAGATTGATGAAGCGGCTACTGGCGCGGATCAAGTTTCTTCTAACGCAAACTTCGCCTCTCAAATCGACGAATCCGCCACAGGCGTAGATGAAGTTTCTGCAACCGGCACGTTCCAAGATTTCATTGACGAGTCCGCAACCGGATCTGATGAAGTAACGGCAAGCGCATCTTTTAATGGTGCTGTAGATGAGGCGGCTGTTGGTTCAGATGAGGTCTCCAGTGCAGTTGATTTCGGTGTAGCGATTGATGAGTCGGCTACTGGAAGTGATGAGGTCTTCAGCGCCGTTGACTTCGCTGCCCAGATTGATGAGTCTGCTGCCGGTGTAGATGAAGTTAGCGCTGGGGCCGACCTTACTTCTCAGATTGACGAAGCAGCGACCGGAGCCGATGAGGTTTCCGGTACTGGATCATTCCAACATCTCATCCAAGAAACGGCGACTGGGTCGGATGAGGTGTCGGCTGCGGTAGTTTTTGTGGTTGTGGTCATTGAGTCTTCGACCGGGGCCGATGAAGTATCCAGCGCCGTTGACTTTACGGGTTTGGTACAGGAGTCCGGGCAGGGGCAGGACTCTGTTTCTGGGGCAGTTGACTTTAGTTCTCTAGTGCAGGAAACGGCTACCGGGGCTGACGAGGTTTCTGCGTCAAAAATAGCGAATAGTTCGGTTGCTGAAACTGTGACGGCTTCTGAGATCGCTTCTGCGCTGATCGCTTTCTTGTCAAATGTGTCGGAGTCTGCGTCTGGGGCCGATGAAGTATCGGCTACGGGGTCTTTCCAAGTATTTGTTGACGAGGTGGCCCAGGGTTCAGATCAGGTGTCGGCTATAGGTATCTTCCAGCACTTTATAAACGAATCCGCCTCCGGGCTGGATACCACCCGTGCTAACGCTGACTTTAAAGCCGTAATTCAAGAACTTGGCATAGCCTCGGACAGCCCACTGGCTAGATTTTTGTGGGAGTTGATTAATGACAGCCAATCTGTTATATGGCAGAATACACAAAGCGCTGGGGTTACGAGTTGGGCTGTAATCAACGTTTCTGAGAACACAACTTGGCAAGACGTTCCTACGGTAGATTAAGGAGTTAGCATGGCGTTTGTAGTCAAGGACAGGGTAAAAGAGACCACCACGACGACTGGTACGGGAACGCTTACGCTTGCCGGTGCTTCTACGGGATTTCAGTCTTTTTCGGTTATTGGCGACGGCAACAGCACTTACTACACCATCACCGACGGCACTAACTGGGAAGTTGGGATCGGGACATACACATCCTCTGGCACGACGCTGAGTCGGGACACGATTTTGGAATCCAGCAATGCTGGATCAGCAGTTAACTGGAGCGCAGGGTCAAAGGATGTCTTCGTAACTTACCCAGCAGAGCGGTCTGTCATGGCTGTTGGGGGTGGGGTGACTTCGGATACCGGTGCGGTGTACATCAATAAAACGACCATGAATCAGGACACCATATTAAACAGTGGTGAGAATGGACTGATTGTTGGGCCTTTTACGGTTGCTGGTGGCGTTTCATTTACGGTCACAAGCGGTCAACGCTACGTGGTTCTGTGAGGATAAATAATGTCTGACGTCGTCATTCAAGGAAACGCTTCAGGAACCGGTTCGGTAACGATTGAGTCGCCGAATACAAACTCGGACTACACGCTGACGCTCCCACAAGCGACCACAACTGTGGTTGGCACAGATGCTACTCAAACGCTGACGAACAAAACGCTGACAAGTCCTACACTAACTACGCCTAATATAGATTCTGCTCAATTTGCTACGGTTTCTGGTACCGCGCCCCTTTATGCCTGTCGTGCTTGGGTGAACTTTAACGGCACTGGCACTGTAGCGATTCGTGAAGATGGGAATGTGTCGAGCATTACAGATAACGGCTTGGGCGACTACACCGTGAACTTCACGACTGCGATGCCGGATGTGAACTATGCTTTTGCAGGAACTGCGGCGGCTAACTATACAAATACCCTGACTTGTTATCTTGGACAAGATTCAAACGACACGAGATCAACCACTCAATTAAATTTTGGCACTATCTACAACAATGCGGCGAGTGTTCAGAGAGACGATAGTCCTAATGTTAATATTTTAGTCTTCCGCTAATCAGGACTAACAAATGCCCTCATCAATAAATAGCACATCTTCAAGTCCCGGTGGATTAATTGCTTCCGGTGATACGGACAATGAGCTTGTCATTCAGACCGATGACACGACGGCTATTAGCATTGATGCGTCCCAGAACGTAACGATTGCCAACCAACTAACAGCAAATGATTTCTATGCATCCTCGGGTTTTTATACGAACCCGCAAACAATAACCGCCAACTACACTTTGGCGTCAACCAGCAACGCTATGAGCACGGGACCAATAACGGTAGATTCTGGGGTTACGGTGACTATTGATAGCGGTTCAAGATGGGTGGTGATCTGACATGGCTATCGTACTAGACGGCTCAGTAGGCATAAGCAGCATTGGAACGCTGACGGGGGTGACTTCGATTAGTTCTACGACTGCGGATACGCCAGTCATTCTTCAAGACTCTAGTTCCAACTCTAACACTTGCCGAGCATGGGTTAATTTCAACGGAACAAGCACAGTCGCCATCCGTGCTGATTTTAATGTGTCGAGTATTACTGATAATGGTACTGGCGACTATACAGTGAACTTCACGACTGCTATGCCTGATGCAAATTATTGTGGGACGAACTTAGGTAATACCGCAACGGGCTATCTTGTGCGCGGCGGTGATGACTTTACAGCAAGAACCACAAGTGCGTTTCGAGTTTTATGCTACAACCTAGCAGGTTCGGGTCAGGATAGTTCCATAGTCACGCTAGCCATTTTCCGCTAATCAGGAGAATATAAATTGTCAAAAATAGCACTATCTCCTAACGCAAGCGGAACGGGTACTTTTACTGTTGCAGCCCCGAATACCAATACCGACTACACGCTGACGCTGCCTGAAACAACTGGAACGCTGGCTCTCACAACCCAAGCAATCACACAAACAACTGGGTCAGCTCCGTACTATGGCGCAAGAGCATGGGTGCGCTTCAATGGTACTGGTACTGTAGCGATTCGTGAAGATGAGAATGTGTCGAGTATTACGGATAATGGCACAGGCGACTACACGGTGAATTTCACAAGTGCGTTAAGTGACGGGAATTACTCAATGCTGATGACCACTGTTGATAACACCAACGCCTGCAATTTTTCGGAAGCAACAATGGTGTCGTCCAGCGGGCGCATGTTAATAAGAAACCTCGCAAGCAATCCACAAGACCCATCAATTTGTTGTGTCGCCATCTTCCGCTAATCAGGAGAAAATATGTCAACTTTAGCGGCAAACAACATAACAGATGCGGCTGGGACTGGTGGGCCAACTCTAGCCAATGGTTTAACGATTGGAACCTCCCCTTTGGCGGCTCCGTCTGGTTCTGCACCTAGTTACACTTGCAGAGCATGGGTGAACTTCAATGGTACTAGTACTGTAGCGATTCGTGAAGATGGGAATGTGTCGAGTATTACGGACAACGGCACAGGTTCTTACACGGTTAATTTCACGACTGCGATGCCTGATGCGAATTACAGTGTTAATGTTACAGTCAGCAACGATGGATGGGTTGGGTCAACACGCCAGAATCTTGTGTCTCCTACAGTAAATGCTGTTGCTGTTGCGAGTTATACTGGAGCGGGCAGCGGATCAGATGCATCATTCGTAAATGTTGTTGTTTTCCGCTAATTTTTCAAGGAGCAAACTATGAATCAACGAATTATTTACCCCAACGACGAAGGCGGCGTGTCTGTCATCGTTCCTTCCCCCAACTGCGGTCTAACCATCGAGCAGATTGCGGCTAAAGATGTCCCCGAAGGAAAGCCATTTCAGATTGTTGATGTGGCAGACATCCCTAGCGACCGCACCTTCCGCAACGCCTGGACATACGAGGAGTAATCATGCCAATCGGACTCAACCTAAACAAAGCCAAAGACATTGCCCATGAGAAACGCAGGGCTGCTCGGTCTGCTGAATTTGCACCCTTGGACATCAAGGCAACCATCCCTGCTGAAGCAGCGGCGGCAGAGGCGGCAAGGCAAGCGGTGCGCGAGAAATACGCAACCATGCAAACCCAGATGGATGCCGCTCAAACTGCTGATGAACTCAAGGCGCTACTACCGGAGTAACAAATGTCATCAATAGCCGCAGGAACCACAACAGGAAGTGCTTTAGTATCCACTGGCGATACGACGGGCGAACTTGTTTTTAAAACAAACGGGACCACTACGGCACTTACGATTGACACAAGCCAGAACGTAACGATTGCGGGAAACCTAACTGTTAACGGAAATGCTTCTGGCGTGATTAGTTGGCAATCCGTTAAAACCAGCAACTTTAACGCTTCTGCTGGCGCTGCTTATCCAGTCAACACAACATCTGGAGCGATAACTGCAACCCTTCCATCTTCCCCATCTACTGGAGATTCAATAACTTTTGTTGATTATGCGGGAACATTTGCGACTAACAATTTAATAATTGACGCCGATGGCGGAAAAATTAATTCTGCAGTGTTGGATGCGGCTATTTCTACAAACAGAGAGGCACTGACACTCACTTATATTGATTCAACACAAGGGTGGGTTGTTTCAGGCGATGCTTATGTAGGCGGAGTTCCATTATCGTTGCAATTTAATCTTGAATATTTGGTTGTTGCCGGTGGTGGTGGCGGAGGCGCATCTAATGGTGCATCTGCTGGTGGCGGCGGTGCGGGTGGATATAGAACAGCCGCTAATTTTCCAGTTCTTACAAGCACTAATTTAACGGTTACGGTTGGCGCTGGTGGATCAGCAGGATCTGGAGTGTCTTCTGGTGGCAAAGGTAGTAATTCAGTTTTTTCATCTATTACTTCAGAAGGTGGTGGTGGAGGGGGAGGAGGGAGCGCTCCTGGTG